AGCATCCTTCGGGCTGCGTGGCCTGGCTAACTGGAAAAAATAAGATGGCAACATTAGAAGATCTTTTAGGGGAAATTGGTAGTACACCCATTCCAGAAGAAATGGGTCAAACCGCAGAAGAAGTTTTCCAGGAAGGAAGCGTAAATGGCGGTGGTTTGTTTGGGCAGTACTCGATTACTAATCCACTTGAGATTGCTAGAGTTGTTGATGCAGCTAGGGCCGCACAAACAACAAACTTTCTATCTCAGCTTCAAGGCAGAACACCTTTAAACATGATGGAGATTGACGCCCCGACTTCAGGCATGCTTTCTTCTATGCCTTCAATTCCTGAGTTTGAAGACGTAGAAAATCAAGACGGTTTGCTTGCTCGCCTTACTGCATTGCTGGGCGGCATTGGTCAAAATGAGCTGCAATCTCTTTGGGCTGATCCTTCTATACAAGAAATTTTAAGAGCAAACTCAATAAAAATAGCTCCCGAAGTTCCTATTCAAGAACAGCTAGGATCAATTAGTCTTGAAGCTCTTACAGAGCTTGTTGAAGGCATACAAGTCGTACAGTCTGTAACAGAAGCTCGAAACATTCTTGACGTGCTTATAAATAATCCAGAACAAATACCTGAGCTTGAAGCGCCTACAGGGGAATATACTAGCCAGTTTTTAGAACAAGCCGCTGCTAATCTTACTGGTGGCGGAATAGCTACAGTACCTCACCCTACTAAACCAGATGAAGAATTAGTGGTTCTTCCCGGTGGTTATGGCGTATCTGTTTCTATTAAAGACATTATAGGCCCGGATGCACCTGCAGGGGGAGAAACCATACAAGGAATTCTTGACGCTATTAAGCCATATATACGTGGCATTGAAATTCCTGACTGGCTTCCCACGGCTGGTATTATTTTCTTACCTAGTGTTGGTGAAATATTAAACACAATAGGAGGTATTGTCAGAGAAAGCGGTATTCAAGGCGCTCTTGAAGAGGGTGATTACGGAGAAGTACTTTCTGACATAGGTGAGATTCTTGTTAACACTGCTGGAGAAGCCGGTGATTTTGTTAAGAACAAAATTGGAGACCTGATTGACTACGTTACAGGTGCAATTGAAAATCCGGACGTATCTACTGCTGTTATTACTAGTGTTGTTTTAGGCGGGTACGGGAATAGTATACCTGATTGGTTAGCGAATATTCTTGTAGGAACACCTGGTTATCCTGAAATACGTCAGCGAATTCTAGACGCGATAGAAGAGGCTGGACAACCAATACCTTCTTTACCTGAAGTCCCTACTGATGATGAAGATGATCCTGAAGAGCCACCTACAACACCGCCAACAGATGACCCTGAAGAGCCACCTGAAGTAACGCCCTTGCCCGGTACTGATGACCCTACAGCACCTCCTCCTGATGAATTTGTGCCGCCACCTGAGCAGCCACCTGAAGTAACACCTTTACCGGGCCCTATTGATGACCCTACAACACCTCCTGATGAGCTTGTACCGCCGCCTGAACAGCCGCCTACAACACCGCCTATAGATGAGCCTGTAACACCACCTGAAGTAACACCTTTACCGGGTAGTGACGATCCTGCAGCACCTCCGCCAGATGAGTTTGTACCGCCGCCTGATGTTGGTGATCCTGATGATATTTTTGATGATCCTTTTGAAGGCCCGTTACCAGGAGGAGATGATCCTGATTTTCCTGAATTTCCTCCTGAGTTTATACCACCACCTGAGCTAGAACCTCCTTCAGACGATCCGGCAGCGCCACCCGAGGTAACACCTTTGCCAGGCGTTATTGATGATATGTTGCCGCCTGAGTTTGTGCCACCGCCTGAATTTGTACGACCGCCTGATGAGCCTGTAACGCCTCCTGAAGGCCCGGTAGCACCGCCTGATGAGCCTGTAGCTCCACCTGATGATGATCCGGCAATACCGCCTGAAATAACCCCTTTGCCGGGCGTTATTGATGATGAGCTGCCACCACCTGAATTTATTCCGCCACCTGAATTTGTACGACCGCCTGATGATGATCCGGAAGCGCCGCCTGATGATCCAGAAGTGCCATCTGACGATGATCCGGCAATGCCACCTGAAGATGGGTTTATACCACCTGAAGATCCGATAGCACCTCCTCCTAGCAGTGGTGGCGGCGGTGGCGGTGGCAGCAGTATGTTTTCGCCGTTCTATGCTCGACTTAATTATCAGCTGCCAGAAGTTCCGTCATTAATTAAGCCTCAAACGGCAAATGATATGATGGGTGGCTTCCTTACAAGAATGATTGCCGATAGGGTAAAAAGATGACCTATTTGAATTTAGTAAATAATGTGTTGCGCAGGATGAGGGAAGAGGAAGTTAGTTCTGTTTCCTCTACCACCTACGGCAAGATGGTTAGTGCTTATGTTAATGACGCTAAGCGTATCGTTGAAGACTCTTGGGATTGGTCTGGATTAAGAACGACCATCACCATTACAACAAGCGATGATGTTTACACTTACGCGCTGACCGGCGGCCAAAACAGAATTAAAGAACTAAGCGTTATAAACGATACATCCAATCGTTTTATGGAATACAAGACGTCTACGTTCTTTGACGAAAAGCGTTACATATCTGAAGAGCTAAAGGGGTCGCCAACGTATTACACCTACAACGGTGTAGATGCCAGCGGAGATACCCAGATTGATGTATACCCAACGCCTGATGCTGCGTACACAATTCGTTTTACCTGCGTAAAGCGACAAGATGATTTAACTGACAACAACGATCAAATGACAGTGCCTGCAATGCCGGTAATTCATTTGGCTGTTGCGCTGTTAGCAAGAGAAAGAGGCGAGACGGGCGGTACGTCAGCTCCTGAGTATTTTGCAATTGCAGATAGGCACCTATCAGATGCTATTGCGTTAGATGCCCAGAAGCACCCAGAAGAAACAATCTTCTATACGCCGTGAGGTAATTATGGCCCAGTCATTACAAAGCATTAATCTTGTAGCCCCTGGCTTTAAAGGTATAAACACCGAAGATTCGCCTATAGCGCAAGATCCTTCTTTTGCTGAAATTGCAGACAATGCTGTAATTGATAAGCGAGGGCGGGTTGCTGCGCGTAAAGGCCATAGCGTTATCACTACAAATAAAACGGCACTTGGCACTGAGTCAGTCAGGGCTATTGCTGAGTTTAAAGATAACGCTGGGAACACAAAGATTTTTTCTGTTGGAAATAACAAGATCTTTAGTGGCACAACAACGCTCGCTGACGAAACACCTGGAAGCTATACAATTTCCGCTGACAACTGGAAGATCGTTAACTTCAACGACAATATTTATTTCTTCCAGCGCGGACACGAGCCTTTGGTTTATGACAATGCTGGCGCAGCGGTTGTTACGCTAAGCAGTGTGACTGGTTCTGCCGGCGTTGTCTCTGGAATGTACGGCAATGAAGTTATTGGGGCCTATGGTCGACTTTGGACAGCAGACGTTACAAATGACAAATCTACTGTTTACTGGTCAGACCTTTTAATTGGTCACGATTGGTCTGGTGGCACAAGCGGCTCAATTGATGTGTCAAAGGTATGGCCAGATGGCTATGACGAAATCGTTGCTTTATCTGCGCACAACAATCTTCTTATTATCTTTGGAAAGCATAGCATCATTGTTTACCAAGGGGCTGATGCACCGGCCTCAATGACCTTGCTAGACACGGTTGCGGGCATCGGATGCGTTGACAGAGATACTGTTCAACATACAGGGACAGACGTGCTGTTCTTGTCGTATACCGGCCTAAGAAGTTTCGGCAGAACAATCCAAGAGAAGTCAGCCCCCATATCGTCGCTGTCTTCAAATATTACTAAAGACATCATTGGCTCACTGCAAGCTGAGACTCAGTTTTTCCGCTCGGTTTACAGCCCCGAAGAAAGTTTCTATTTACTCTCGTTTGTTGGTCAAAACATTATTTACTGCTTTGATGTTAGGGCGCAGTTAGAAAATGGCGCGTTTAGGGTTACTCGATGGCTTAGCACTGGCTTTACGTCATTTGCCCGAATTGAAGACGGCACTTTGTATATTGGTACATCTGAGGGAATTAGCGAATACTCTGGCTATCAAGACAATGCAGAGAAGTACAGATTCAAATACTACAGCCCTGGCTTAACCTTTAACGATCCTTCAAGAATCAAGATGTTAAAGAAGATTAAACCTACAATCGTAGGGTCAAATGCCGCCGATGTGTTTTTAAAATGGGCTTATGATTTCAGTACGTTCTATAAAACTGAAAGGCTAGATCTTCTTGGAGGCGGTGTAGTAGGGGAATATGGGCTAAGCGAGTTTAATACAAACGCCCAATATACAACTGGTGAAATTATCACCAGCAGAAGAAACGTAAACGCTAGCGGATACGGCACGAGCGTATCGGTTGGAATGGAAGCAGATATTAATGGGAGCGTTATATCGCTTCAAGAAATTCACGTATTAGCTCTAATAGGTAAAATGATATGAACGGTCTTATGGGAACTGGTCAAACAGGTTACAGTGACGCACCTTTTGTAGAAGGTGGCTATACATCACTTCCGTTTGTTGCGGATGCTGCCGCGGGGAAACCAACAAAACAAGCCCCAATAACCGAAGGCAATCCTCTGTTTGACTTTCTAGCTGGAGGAGCTGGCCTTGCGTTAATTAGGGACGCATACGAAGGCCTTGAAGATATTGGCGAGCGTGGTTTAGAGCTTGGCGGGCAGCTTGCTAGCCAGGGTATTTCGCAAACTCAGTTCCGTCCTTACACAATTTCTACAGCTACTGGCGGTCAATTTGGCGCGGCCAGAGGCGCGGATGGTGGAATTGATTCCACAATGACTCTTTCTGAAAGAGAGCAGGCGATAACAGATGCTCTTTTTGGTCAGTCAGCGCAATACTTTGGTCAACCCACCACTGGCGCGCAGGAGCTTCAGCAAGCTGGGTTAGGCGCTGTTGCAAGCGGTCAAAGCATGATGGGAGAAGTGCCATTCGGCGTTGATATGACTCAAGACGCCGCGCGGCAGGCCTTCGGCCTTGGTAGTCAATTTATGACCGGCCTTGCTGACCCTGTAGATGCGCGAGAGCAAGCTGTTTATGAGCGCATGAGAGCGGCTCAGACGCCCGAGGAAGAGCGTCAGCGTTTAGCTCTAGAGGAAAGATTGGCGGCTCAGGGCAGACTTGGCACACGCACTTCGCAATTTGGCGGAACATCAGAGCAATTAGCCTTAGCCCAAGCTCAAGAAGAAGCAAAGAACAGGGCGATACTTTCAGCTATGGGGCAGGCTCAAGCAGAGCAAGCACAGCAGGCGGCATTAGGCGTTCAATATGCAGGTCTTGGCGCCAACCTGTCAGCCCAACAGCAGGCCCTCAGAGCCTCTCAGCAGGCTCAGGCGCTTCAGGCGCTACAAGCGGGCCAGGGCTTGCTAGGCGGCTCTCAGGCGTTAACACAGGGTCAGCAGCAGCTGGGCATGAGCGCACTGGCAGGGGCGTATCTGCCACAGCAGCAACTTGTTGCGGCAACGGCGCCAGGTCAGACTGCGGCGGCACAACAGCAGCAAGCTCAGATTTATGGTGCGCAGTTGTTTGGAGAGGCGCAAGCATCAGGCATTGACACGCTTCTTGCTACAGCGCTTGGTAGAGCCAACCTTGCTGGCGCGTTGGGTACTGGATTGTTTAGCGGAGCTTTGGGATCTGGTTTTGACTTTGACTTCCCATTCCTTCCTTAAGGAGATAAATAATGGCACGTTTTGGTAGAGATCTTGTTAGATCATTAACACAGCCCGCTTACATCGGCGGACTCTTTGAGGCTGGACAACAACTTGGAGGCCTTAGACAGGATCGACGAGAAAAGGAAAAAGAAGCAAGGCTTCAAAAAGGGCTATTTGGCTTAGAGCAGATGGCAGCCTCGGGAGAACTTACGCCTGAGATGTATCAAGAGGCATTAGGCTCTTACTCTCAAATGATTACTGACGAAGAAAGCGCAAATAAAATTCGCGAAACAATGAATCGCGTGCAGTCCGATGTCCAGGCTACATCAAAGTTTGAGGCCGGTTCTGCGCTAAACTCTGTTAGAGAGCGTATGTATGAGGTTGTAAACGACCCAGCCCTCCCGGAAGCAGAAAAAAACAAGCGTCTAGCAGAGCTTCAAGTAGAAGCAAACACAATCGCAAAGGACGGCGGCCTTGACCCCATGGTTGCAGGAAATCTTGGAAGAACCGTTCGCCAAGATATGTTTCAAAGAGAGCAGCAAAAGCTAGAGGCGAAGCGGGTTGCTGAAAGGCATGATATTACCGTAGATCAAGCGGAGATGGCTGTTGCAAGATTTAGTCAGTGGGAAAAAGACGTAGATGTTCAGAATCTGGCCAATGAAGTAAAGGCAGAAATGAACAAAGATTTGCTGCTAAAAACCCAAACAAGAGCCACCGGCTTAAGTAGAGAGCAATTCTTAGAGGCGAATCCAAACAAAGACTATCTATATGACGAGATTGAAGCTGAAAATCTTGAAAGGGATAACAGACTTACCGAAGCTAGAAACAAAAAAGAAGTTGGCGGATTTGAATACACAGATGAAGAGCTTAAAGATATTGGCTTTAAAGAAAATGAGATAAAGATGATCAGGGACATTGCTAAATTAAATGTCTCTCAGGCGCACAACGCAATTATAAGCCGAATGGGAAGAATCCCTGCAAGTAAAAACGTAAGCGCGTCAATGATTGGGAAGATAGCCGATGCCTTGCTTGTTGATATCATGGATACAAAAAAGCCCGGAAAAATTTATGGCGAAAGCAAAAAATATAGCTATGGAAACAAAGAGGATGTTGAAGAGGCAAAGGCAATAGCAGCGAATAAAGCTGTGAAAGTTGCAGAGTTGATGGCCGATGGACAAACTTTTGAATTGGCAGTGGAAACAGTATTTGCAGAAGATTCCAAAAAGGCAGACGAAAACAAAGACTCTGACAAAGATTCAAGCTCTGCCTCGGATACTGAGGGCGAGCTTGCCAGACTGCTTAAATCCCTTGAGAAAGGAATTCCTCTAGAAGCTTTGGATGAGTCTAATTAATGAGTTTTAGACTTCAATCAATGGCCTATAAGGTTCGCAAGCTTGCGGAGGCTCAAGGCCGTGATGACATTCTTGAAGCGCTAGATAATATGCCTATTCCCGATGACGGCATATCAACTAGAGAGGGCCGTTTATTCCAAAGGGAAAAAGAGGATCAGCTTCTTTATAGGGATCGCCTAGAACAAAGAGAGCAAATTAAAGAGATTGAGCGGCTTGCGAAGGAAAAGGGTCGCCAGGATATTCTTGATGCCCTTGATCCTATTAAGGCTCAGGTAGACGCCGACATCTTTGACGCTGAAGACATCAGTGAGGAAGCTATAGGCACAGGCATCGCGATTACCGAAAGCTTGACGCTTGGGATTATCGGCGACGAAGCGGCGGCTTCTATCCACTCAAAGGTTACTGGCGAAGACTACGACAAATCACTCTCTAAAATGAGAAGGATTGAAAAGGAGTTTGCCGAAGATCATCGAGCCATTGATATGGGCATTAGGATTGGTGCTGGCCTTATACCCTCTGTTCGGCTTGCAAAGATGGCCGGTGTTGGAACCACAGCCGCATCAGGCGCGGCAAGGCAGGCTGGAATTACATCCGCTGAGATTGCAACATATCGTTTCGCTGAAGGCGAGGGAGGCGTAAAAGAGCGTCTTGAAGGCGTAGCGGATCTTGCGTCAGAGCCTTTGGCTATTGGCGCTGTAGCCCTTACAGGGGGATTGGGTGGCGTTGGCGGTAGAACAATAGGCAAGGATCTTGAGCTTGAGGCTGGGTTGCGTGCTGCCGTTGAAGCTGAAGAGAAAAAACTGCGGTCTCTTAGAGAGGGAAAGGGTGCTCTTTCCGGCAGTAGCGTTGTCGGCAATGCTCAGCTGCGCGCAGATGAAATGGTTCTAGACTTCTACAATCAAATGGGCCGAATGCCTCAAGGCACTGAAATTACAAACGTCTACCGCAATCTCTCTGAGGAAATGGAAATCCCCATAGGCCGAATAATGCAGTCGGAGATGAAGGCCGGAAAGATGAGGGGCGATCTTAACTATGCAAAGCAAAGCATTGATGATGTTAAGGGCAGGTTAAATCAGGGCGTTAAGTTTAAGTCTACAGACGAAGCGCTAAGCAGCCGAAGCAAATACTTTGGGTTCCGAGACTTTTGGGAAGATAAGCTAGAGTCTATTGTTAATGTAGCCAAGAACCGCGTGAGCAATGAGTTTGGTGGGTCAATGCAAAAGATGGCTACCCGTATGGCGCAAAATCAACAGGCGCTAGACAAGGTGTTCTCATCGCCGCAAGTGCAATCGTTTGGCAAGGTCATGCAGGATGATAGGTCTGGCCGCATAAAAATGGAGCTGCTTAATTTCTCAAACACTGGCGTATCTAAGGGCGGAGTGCCAAAGGTCAGTGCAGAAGAAAGGATGGAGGCTTTCGAGAACTTTAAGTCCTTACTAACTAAAGAGCAGTTTGAAGGGTTTCAATTGCTGCAAAAGCTAAGACTTGCTCAGGCCGATGACTACAGGACTTTTGTTTATAGAGAGCTTGGCGATGATCCGCTGTATTTCCCGTCTCAGATGCTTGCAGAAACTAACAGAGCCTCTGTTTTTGTTCGGCGTGGAATGCCCAGAAGGGCCGCAGACGAAAACATGAAGCAAATTCAAAGGGGCAAACTTGAGTCTCCATCCGAGGCTTTGGCTTATGAAAGTCCTCTTGTTGTTATGCGAGACAAGTTGGTTTCTGACGACGCAGTTATACAAATGCACAAGGCGTTCAAGCTTCAAAACAACTCAAACAGGTTAATAAAGGAATCGGCGGAAAAAGTCCCTACAGTTGATCAAAGAAATGTTGCGAAGGTAATTAAGAAGCGAAAGAAAGCCGTTCAAATGGAGATTGAAAATGGCGAAGCTGCGTTTAGCCAGCTAAGAAGCGGCCTGAAAGATGCGGGGGCAAGCGAAGGCGCTATTTATGCTGCGGACGATCTTATGCGTAGCTTTGTCGTTAGGGGTATTCAGGCTCCAAACAACTGGCTAGCCAATATGCGTAAGGCCGCATACATGGGAACCATTGGGAACCCTTACTCAGCCATTCTTAACTTTGGTGATAGCGCAAATACGGTTGTTAATTTTGGCGCAGACAACACCGCCCTGGCTATCAGAGAGTATTTCAAGAGAGGCGGGTATACCTTTGGCGTAGAAGATGTCGGCCTTCTTCAGCAGGCAACCGGCGAATTCATTAGAGAAGGCTCCAAGGGATGGCAGAAAAGGTTCGATAGGCTTAGCGACTTGACGTTCCAGTCTTCTGGTTTCCGTGGCGCAGACCGAGCGGGCAAATCACTAACATTGACGACTGCGGTGAAGCGGGGACAACAGAAGGTTCTTGACGGATCAATTGATGCAGAATATTCCTGGCTGTTTAACCGAAACGAAATGGCAAGGCTTAAGTCTGACCTAATTAACAGTCGACGGACACAGCGAGTTAAAGAGTTTGCGGCGGCAGAGCTAGGCAAGCTGCAACCCTCTGACATGGCGCAGATGCCGAAGTGGTACATCGACCACCCTAATGGCCGCTTGCTTTACATGCTGCGTACCTTTGGCATTAAGCAGCTACAGCAGATTGATCGCTTGGTTATTGAGCAAGTTAAACAAGGGAATCAAAGAGAGGCCATCAAAAACGCTATTGCTTATGTCACCATCGTTGGAGGTGGCAACACCCTGCTCAACGAACTTAGACAGCCGCTAAAGGGCGAAGAGTTTGGAGATTTAGATAGAGCGCAAACGTACTTTACAGACTTCTTTATCGGCGTCGCCACTCTCAACTCTCAAAGCAAATACGCTATTGAAAAAGCCATAGAGGGAGACCCGAAGTCATTCATTGGTGGCTTTATGCCTGCGCCGGTTGATATGGTTGAAGACGTATCAAGCGATTTCTTCCCGTTGCTTGTTGGAGAGAAAGACCTGGAAGAGGCAATCACCGAAGGCAAGGGCATACTATGGGCGCCCTGGATGCGAACAGTCCAGCCCATTCTTGAAGAAAACCTTTAGTCCCAGCTTTCAAACTCTAACCAGCCAGCTACACCTGCCGCCCTATCATTCTCCATACGGGCGGCCTCTTCCCTGTAATGCTTGGCTATTTCCTTCTGCTCTTTGTTCATGCGCTTGCCCAGCATCACATCCTCGGCCTTCTCCCTTAATAACTCAAGGGCACCCTCGCCGTACTCGTCGATGTAGTGGCGAACAAAGTAGTCAGGATTGCTGCCGTATTTCTGGTGACAGCCGTAGCAGTGAGCAAAGGCATTCATTCCGTCGTACCGTATGCCCTTCTTAGCGCGTGTAAAGTAGTGCGAGCAGTGTAGCCCTGTGCTGTTTGACTCGTACTGTGCGCCACAACCTTGGCATTTGAAGTCGTTTCGTATGCGGACGCATCGGCTAAACCAATGGTCTGCTGCTGTTCTTTTTAGTCTCACTTTATAGCTCTCCCGATAAGCTCTGGTATTGGCGGAACAACTGCATTGCCTAAGCATTTAAGTCTGTATGATTGACTGGGAACCCCATTAGCCACTCGACCCAGGCTGGGTTCAGTTTGCCACCCGCTTGAGCCGATAATGTTGGCGTCTTTCTTGTGTACTCCGATGGATAAGCTCCCTCTTTGGCGTTGTGTGCTGTTGGGGTAGGCAATAATCCAGATCCTATCTCTGTGATGGTGCGCGCCAAGTTCGGAAGCTGGTATACAGTGCCACTCCGCATCATACCCGAGCGAGGAAATGTCCCAGAGAACTCGCTTAAACCAAGCTCCCCGTTCTCCATTAAGCAGGTTTGTGACGTTTTCAAAGATGGCGTATTGGGGTCGAAGCTCCCCAAGTAAACGGGCGCACTCTGACCACAGCCCACTTCGGTCGCCCTCGATTCCTGCCTGGCTTCCTGCAACTGAGATGTCTTGGCAGGGGAATCCTCCTGTGATGACATCAACTCTAATTCCGTCTGCAGCCAATCGCTCTGCTGTGATTGTTCGTACATCGTCATAGATTGGCACCTCCGGCCAGTTCTTTTTTAATACCTTCTGAGCGTATGGATCTATCTCACAAAAGGCGACTGCCTCAAATCCTGACCGCTCCAGCCCGAGCGTAAATCCGCCTATCCCTGCAAATAAATCAAGAACTTTCACTTTAGTTGATCCTTTAGTTGTTGGGGGAAGGGTACATATACGCCCTTATGCTCTGAGAGCCACCTAATTAGCACCTCAGCGGCTTCTGAGAGTTCCCTGGGGGTTACATTAGCTGTGGAGCTTTTGTTGTACATGGACTTAATGATGGGCTTGTAGAGGGTTTCCTTGACCAGCACCTCCGTAAAGGGTATCTCCAGTTTGTCACTAAAGGGATGTCGTACCCAGTATCCCGCGTCGTTTAGCTCCTGTGCTATCTGCCGGAACCACAGGTGCATAGCGTTGTTTTGCCTGTCACTGCGGGTGGTGTCTTTGATTGCGTACAGTATCTTCTTGCCGTCACCAAACTGTGTAGTAACGAAAGCGATAAAAAAGTTCATCTTGTCTTTAGTGTCAACAAGCCAGCGGTGTGATGTATCCATTCAGTTTCCCCAGTTTCCCCAGTTTCCCCAGTTTCCCCCTAATACCCTTATTTAGCCCCCCCCCTATGTCTAGGCTACCCCGCCCCCTACAGAAGGGGATTAGAGGTATTCTGGGGATTCTGGGTATTCTGGGGATTACATTGGAACCCAACGGTAAAATTTCTTGCCGTGTTCGCCACGTCTTTCTAGCTTTAGGTTGTTTCCTTTGAGCAAATCAATGCAGTTAAGAAGCTTCTTTCTGGTGCATCCATTGGGATTAATTTCGTCATCATGTAAAAGCTGAAGAAGGTCAGACTGGCTAAACATTTTGTTACTTTTCATAACGCTACTTAGAAGCACGTACTCGTCTTCGTATTTGCTGATGGCTTTACCTATATTGATCTGCGCTCGTTGTTTCTCTTTAAGTTCGCTGATGTCGTCGACTGTCATGAACTGCACAGAATCTACTGACTCTTCATACCCCACTGTCGCACTGGTCTGCTTATACTTGAATCCGCCTTCAAAGCTGATTTGGCTACGATCCTTTTCATTGATTACTAACAGCTCTTGATAGAAGGCAAACTTGTCGTTGACGGGATCAAGACCAAACATATTGTCTACGTCTGCCTTCAGATCACCTACGCCCTCATAGATCAGCCGCCCGTCCATGCTCCGGTGCTTGTTGCAGTGGCCTAGCAGGATGACTGTGCCGCCAGCAGCGGCGAACTCACGGAACACGTGAAGGACTTCTCGCATGTCTCCCTTGTTGAGGACGGGGGCAAACTTCTTGAGGGTGTCACAGATAACGATCTTTCCGTCAGCCTCTCCCTCTTCGCGGATGGCATTTAGTAAATGGAGCGCGTCAGTTGTCGTGCGTAGCGAAGGATCTGGAGAGTTAGCCAGGGTAATCATGGTCATGCCATGCTTGTGGCCCATCTTGGCTTTCTGGAGTACGCCCTTGGCTCCGTCATCTTCGTTAAAATAGATCACATCCGAGCCTTTTATCAGGTTATTCCGAATACTCTGAAATAGGTTGCCCAGAATCCACACGGTCTTACCAGCTCCTGAGGGCGCGTATACGAGTGTTACAGTGCCGGTGGTAATCATCCCCGGGATAACGTCCCTTTCTTTCGCTAGGCGCATCTCAAGCTCTTCTATGCGGCTGTTGACTGCAACGCCTCGCAAACGTGAGAGAGATGATCCGTTTTGTTTTGTTTGGTATTGCTGGTTTTGAAAGGCTTCGTTGATTAGTTCTTCTTTGATTACAAAGGTGGGTTTGCTACCTACTGCGTCACAGTAGTCTGCCCATTCGTCCTGCATTTCTATCCCCTTTTTGTTGTGGTGAAAGCTCTCAACTCTGAACGACTTTGGCCGATCTGTCAACAAAGTTATATAAAGGTTTGCAAAGTTTTAAAAAGTTTTGTAGACTGCAAGCTCAATCAAATGAAGGAGGCAGTATGACTACGTTAATAGAAAAGCTTCTTGAAGTTCAACAGGAGCTATCTCACGCCAAAGCAGAATCAGTAAACCCTCACTTTAAAAGTAGCTACGTTAACTTTGAAAATCTTTGGGACTATGCCAAGGAAGCTTTGAATGGGCACGGCATAATGATCCAGCAGATTAGCCATGAGTGTGAGGTGGGCGCTTGTATCGAGACTGTCCTTTATGGGCATGGTGAGCACCTATCAACTGGCAAGATGATTGTTCGGGCAGACAAGCCAACAGCACAGGCGTTCGGCAGTGCAGTTACCTATGCAAAGCGTTACAGCCTATCAATGGCATTAGGTATCGGAGCTGACAAAGACGACGATGCTAACAACGCAACATCCGGTGCGAAGCGCGGATGGTAACCGGTGAAGAAGAATTCCTTGCGTACATGAAAGTAATACGTGAGGAGTTCGATTTTATTGCCCAAGTCAAAAGCGCAGTGGCTAACGAAGAGTGGGAGACACTGCGGTGCATCATAGAAGAGACGCCAAATGAGGTAAAGGAGGCTTTGAATCTGGCGCAATCAAAAGGTGGTGTATTTACCACCTATGAAAATCAAGTAATGAAAACCAACCCGTTGAGGAGATGTTATGAGTGATCAAAAAGTTTTTGTAGATGGCCTGCTGGTTAAACTACCCGATGACAATGCCCCAGACTTTGTAAAGCTAAAGCTGTCAATTAAGCTCGATGAGTTTGGCCCTTGGGTTGCCGCTCGCAAGAAGGCAGACCCAGATTCAGAGTGGATGAACATTGAAATCAAAGAAGGTCGATCAGGCAAATGGTATGCTGAGTTGAATACTTGGAAGCCAAGCGCTGATCAATCCGCTCAACAGCCGGCACGACAGCCAGCTCCTGCGCCAACTGAAGATATCCCTTGGTGAGAAGGCGCTCCTACGCCTATTGCCCCGCCTAACCCCGCGGGGCTTTTTTTAAACGGAGAATTAAATGAAAGATCAGACTGAATACTTGTACTACCGCGACCTGTTCCACATCTTCAAGGCGTATACGTCGCCGAAGTTAATCAAGGTGTTGGATGCTCAAGGCATTAAGTATTTCACTGACGCTAAAGGCAAGCCCTTTACAACTAGGGCTGCCATTGAGGGGGCTTTGAGCGAAGAAGCTAAGGAAACTGCTTAGGCTCTAGGCCTAATCGTTATCCTACTAACCTCTCCGTCTTCAGCGTCGTATGTGATGACCTTTGCGCCTCGCTGGGACATAAGCCCCAAACGAGTGGCGTATGAATCTCTTGACGCTAACGTAGGGTGCTGTTCCATGACGGCCCCTGCGTCCTCCAATATTCGCTCGTGGTGATAATGTCCGCTATGGATGTACGCCATCGTCGACTTACCCCACTCCTCTCTGAATCTAGGCTCGCTTGAGAACACTTTAGGCAGCCGATCCATCTTTACTTTATGCCCGTGGTGGAAGCAAAGCAGTGTCTTGCCGTGCCTGTAGGCGTAGTAAGGGAAGTCATTGTCGATAACATCCAGCCTTGGCTCGTTGGCGTACAGTTTTCTAATGAACTTACGCAACCATATGGAGCCGGCGATATCATGATTACCCTCGGCACAAACGAAGACGACTTTCTCGTACTTCTCCAGCATCATCCGCACAGCCTCGTCCATAACCGTCATCGCTATGTCGACGATACGGCTGTACCTACTGTCATTATCGAGGATATGAGCGGAAGTGGGAGTGATTTGGAGCAGTCCGTCCCAGTGCAAAAAGTCACCGAGATTGCAGAGCAGCCCGACCTTTGATTTAGGGGTGCTGTCTATCATGTCTTTGATGCTGGACAGGAATAGCTCGCGAGCCATGTCGGTGTTGTAGTCCTCGCTAGTCTCATCGCCCCAGCAATATGAACCAAGGTGAAAGTCGGTTATGACTAAAAGCGATAAAAGATTTTCTTCAATTTGCTTTGGCTTCTTGACTGGCTTCCATGGCTTGATGCCTTCGCATGCCAATTCAATGCGGCTGATCATCGCATCGAACTGAGCCTGCTTATCTGCCTCAGTCTTTATCCATTGAAGAGAAACTGCACCATCTTTGTAGAGCGTTGAAGATCCTTTGACTGCGTAGCCAGGCGGCACGGCGTGAACATGATCGTACTTCGGCGCATAGCCAACCTTAGCCGCTCTCCCTTCTACTGCTTTAAGAGCGTTTCTTGCATTAGTTTTATCAGAGCCGACTGTGCTTGATATCTGACTCCAACTCAAGCCATCTATATATCGCAGCCTAACTAATTTTTTTTGGTGCTCTGTATTGCAATACTCTTCTAACGGATGTTCCATTATTCCCCCTAATGGAACCCTATGGACGTATACCTCGCATCGTGTTTGCTCGCGCAAGCACGGCGACGATTTGAGTTAGTTCCATTGGGTCTATTGGAATACTCACGTGCGGCTCTTCTGTATTCGCCACCTTCACATAGTGCAAGTGAAGATAAGATAGCAGTGTCGCCAGTACGTCTTCCTCCGTTCGGATTGTTCGTGCCTCTTCTAGGCCTGTAGTCATAGTTACTCCTGTGCCGCTGCTGGGTCATTGGTTGATAGTTGGATAGGGTGTCATAGCGGGCGTTGATGTCAAGTGCTAACACTTTGCAAGTATCGTGCCACTGAAGGGTAGGTGCAGCGATTATTGCCCACCGGGGCGCTGCCAACCGGCTCAACAGGCGAGGAGTACAGTAGTCGCCTTGGACGTGGGAAGTTTAGCAGTAAGGCTCAAACTCCTTCCACTCCTGTTTTTGTTCGGGCTCAGTTTTGCCTTCAAGCTCATTGCAGTCTACGCATACCTGGTCTTCATCCAAGTATCTTTGCTCCATCCACTGCTGGCAAACGAGGCATTGCCATAGATCAGTATCCATTGCTGAGCTTCCATTCCTTGCAGTCATCGTAGCCGTAGGTGTAATGGATAGAGGCATTAAGGTTTGAGTTGCTCATCATGGCGTCTTCCCATCCTCGCCGGTAATCAGCTTTCACCATGTCCACATAGTCATTCATGTGCCAGTCGCAAACACTTGTCTGTATCGTTGGCACCGCCTTCAGCGGGCCGGTTATTTCTCGCAGTTGTCGCAATGATTCCTCGAGGGAATCCATTGGCAGTTCTTTTAAGTCTTTCAATGTATCGACTCCTCTAACGCCCAGCATACTTCCGATGCGTTGATGATTGGCCGGCCATGCCAGCTGCAGCTTTGCTCAAACAGTATCTCTGTTGGCTCATCGAATATATGCCCCCAGAACTCATGGCTGTCGCCGGAGTTGATAACTAGGTACTCTGCCTCGATGTCTTCAGGGTCAACGTACAACTTGGCTACGCAGGAAGCCCTGTCAAAGTCATCAATGTCCGCCCCCTCAAAGGTGTCAACGTCATCAGGGACGATAGCCTCCACCTTGATGTAGATCTTGTTATTCATTGTTAAACACCTCATTGATTGTCTTATATGAAGGTATGCCATTTATCTGTTTGTTGCCAAGGATTTCGCTGATGAAATCGTCCATGTCCTCAAACGTCGGACGGATATCATTGGCCGCACAGTAGTTAAAATAAACCTTGAGCAGTGTCTCAGGGTAGTACTTGTCATTGCTGTTCTGCATTGCCTCCCTCCAGCTCTCGCAGCTCGTCGTTGAGATAGTTAGTCCACTGGCTTATCTCGAGCATTGCCATGCCGCAGTTATCTGACAGCTTGGGTATCTTGTCGAGCTGGTTGTGTGCCGCCTTCAGGAACTCAATGGCGTTAACAATGCGGTCTCTACCATCGAGGTACTTGACTACGCGCTCAGTTGTAACGACGTAGGGAAACAAGCTCTTTGCCGTTACCCTAACTACCTGCGGGTAAATCTCGCTCGGGTCATGCAGGTCGAGCAGGTTATCAATGAGGATCTTTACCTCCGAAGCGAGTAGCTCGGGGCAGATCTTGCTGACGTATTCAGTTGTTAAGTCCATGGGTTATTACTCCGTTTGTTGTTGAGATTTAAGATTAACAGGCGGCTTGCCGCCATGTCAGTTTTATCCGCCAGAATGTGACGATTCAGACGCATCGGATTCCTCGTTATGCACCGCTAGGATTTTCCTGATGCCGCTGATATGGATGCCAAACTCCGTAGCCCATCGGCAGAAGCCGACCACATCGTCGTTGTTGATTAGGTAGTACTCGATGTTATCAAGCACTTGCTCGCCGGCCTCGCCGCGTTGCCACCATTCCATTTCGCTCATACGCTCGCCCTCCTATAGGTTTTTGAATTGATCCCATGCCATCCAGCTAATTACCGCGACCACTGGCGCATAGACTAAAAGCGCTAAAACGATAAATTCCAAAGGCATTACAGTTCGCCCTCCAAGTAACAAAGCAACCAGATCGACAGCACGGACACCACAGCGCATAGCCAGAACACCGGAAAGTTAAAATTTAGCGCTGCCATGAGTCCGCCGAGTGTCGTAAACACGGCGAGCGTTACCAGAATCACATACAGGATTGTCGTTAGTTGCATTTGTTCATGCCTCCCATGATTGCTTTACATCGTCTAGCCAGTTATCCCACAACCAGATCTCTAGGCTGCCGCCGTTCATATCGCACAGTGAGTGATCACCAGCACGGAATGCTTCCTGGTATGTCTCGTATTCTGGCTCTGACGTGAACATCTCGCCGCCATCCCGATCAACCACCGTGTACCCAAATAATTCATCACTCATCGCGCCACCTCCGTTTTGTTTGTTGACTTCATCGCATGAGCGCGTGCCTTCTCTTCGGTTTTAAAACTGATGTGATAGACAGCGTGCCCCGTTTCAGTGTCTTTGTAGTGGACGCAATAGGGCATCCGTCCGCCTTGCCTGTACCAAATTTCAGCGGTTAACCCATCGGGATCGTAGTCCGCCAGTATGTCGATGATTCTTACCCATTTCGCCATGATTAGCCCCTTGCAATGATTGCAGTGTTGAATTTGTTTGAGCGCGATCCATGCACAGCGATCGCGATATTCTGAGATACCCCGTCGCATAGCTTGCAGTCTACGCATTGGATGCCGTCCGAGTCCGCCAGGCATTCGATTTCATCGGGTAATAGTCCGTCGCCTTCCATTGCCACGCGGAACGTCTTTGCGCCTTGCTTCTGGTATTTGGTCGCTTGCTTAGGTGAGTCAGCCGATACCTGGCACAGTCTGAAATAGCGCTTGTCAAAATTTTTGTGTGCTGCCTGGTGGGTGTAGCCAGTATGTGCTCGGGCCATCTGCGTAACCTGCAAGAACACTTCATACGGTACGGCTGCAGGATCTCCATAGGCTCCAAGTCTAACGACGCGTGACCGGAAATAGTCTGCGTGTAGCTTGTGGTCGTATTGTTCATACAATCCGCGCTTGTAGCTTTTCCAGATCTGATTAGGTGCCTGTCCCACATTGACGTAACACGCGCCGTTATTGAAATGACGATGCGGACAGCTGCCACAAATAGACGAATCGTCGCCGGTCTTTGTAGCTTCGACGGGGTTGATATCGTCGCGTAGTATCCAAATCTGTATGGCATCGCCGGTTTTTAGGTTGGACGTTGACAGCGTAGCGATTACCACAATCGGCGCGCCGTCCAATACTGATGGGCCTTGATAGAGAATAAAGCCGCGTCGCTTGGGTAATGCTTTAGGTGAAGTCTTTTTACCTAACATTGTCTGTCTCTCTCTGTTTGTTGATTGATGATGCAAAGCGCACCCGAAAGGCCACCCGAAGATGGCCGGTCGGCTAGGCTTTGTTATGCGGCCTTTCCTAGTAGTCTGTTTGTTCGGCGCTTGTCCGCCGCTTCCATATCGAAGCCGTGAGCTGTCAGCTCGGCTCTGCCCTTTGCCACTTTGTCTGAGTATGTGAGCCACAAGCCCTTGTTGGCCTCGTTCTGCGTTTCTTTCCAGATGTTAAAATGCCTCTGACAGTTGTAGTTGTCTGCTACTAGTTGCTCGATCAAGTCTGAGATTTTTTCTGCGTAGTTCATGCTGTGCGCCTCCTGTGGCGTTGCCTTGTTGATGGTTTCAATCTAACCCGCGACACCAAACAATTTTCAGAATGTGACAAAACTTTTTTAATTATTTTCTGAATGTGACATTTCTCGATTGTCTCTTTTTGGGTTGTCTTTTGTGGCTCCTTCTCAGCCACACACACTCACCCACACAGATTGCACTTTGCCTCTCTATTTGCCTCGCGGTCTGCCTCTCTTTCTGCGTTGCATTTTGCGAATCGGTCGGGGGAAATTGGGACGGGGAGGGGGGATTGCAAACATTGCGCGCGGGGGGTGCCACCCAGATACAAAATAGGGGATTTTCAGATCTCTTTAAGTTATTGATCTAAAACTCATAAATGATCTTTTTTTTATTCCATTAAGTTCTATAGAACACTCAACCCGCCCCCTACAGAGGGGGATTACGGGGAAGCTGGGGATTCTGAATAAGAAAAAAGAAAAAAAGAGGATCAGAGTATTGTTTAGCTATAGGAGTATATATAGGATAGGGAGGGTAGGAGGGCAAATGAGCCTTCTTTTTTTTGGAGGAACCATGAAAGACAAAGACCATACAGTTTCCTATACGCCCACGGAATATCATTCGATGTGTGAAACGTCGAAGAAGCGTATAAAGCAGATGCAAGAGCAAGGTATTCCTACTCGGTTTGACCCTAAACCTACTTCGGAAGAGGCAGGCCAAATGGATTCATACACGATTATGATGATTAAGTAGTTTTATGGAAGAATCTTACGTTCAACGAAGAAAGCGAGAGATCAAAAAGCGCAAACAGGAGTCAGGTAGGCCATCCAAAAAGGATCTGGCCGGTAATTCTCCAGGGGGAAGGGGGAAAGTAGGCCGCCCAAAGGGAGATGCCACGATTATTAACGAGTACAAATCTCGTATGCTGGCATCCCCTAAGTCCAAACGGGTACTCGATACCATCTTTGATGCTGCTTTAGATCATGATCACAAGAATCAGGCAGCGGCATGGAAGTTAGTCATGGATCGGATACTGCCTGTGGCGGCTTTTGAGAAGGATGTCGTCCAAAGTGGCGGCAAATCCGCTATTCAGATCAACATAACAGGCGTGGGTACGGCAGAGGTCAAAGATATTGATCCAACTACTATCCAACCTACGGTAATTGATGGGGACAACGGTGAAGTTCTTTAGATTAGAAGAGTTTAACTGTACTCATACGAACCTAAACGAAATGGATGACGTATTTCTAGAGCGATTGGATCAGTTGCGCGAAGAGTGCGGC